ATTTACTTTATTAATTTAATATTGACCCATATCCATATTATTAATCATATCTTCTTGGAAGTTACGGTCAATCCCTGTTAGTTTAGGTTTAGAAACCTCCTGTTTAAGAGATTCATACACTTGCATGAACTCTTCTACATTCATATCTCCTGCCTCTTGGCAGATAGCATCAAGTTGTAGTTTTACTCTGTGATGCATGTTAAATAAGTGATTTTGCATAATAATTTGTATTAGTGGTTGATTGCAATATTGCGGGTACTATAGCTCTTATCCTATAGAGAGAGAGACAAAGACTACCCTTGTAGTATTGTTGTGCGTAATTGTTACTATTGTAGTAACGTTAGCTATATTTATATTATTAGTACCAGTGATAGTTATAGTTGTGTTCAAAGGTGCTTTTATGTGGTTATAAGAGGTCATCTTTAGTGTGACACGCACAAATAAAATAATTTATCCACAATAAATAAGTTATTTAAACTGTTTTATAACTATAGTCTAACATTAATAAGAATTGCTAAGCAATGTTAGTTTTTTCTGAGTAACTTACTGTAGTTAGGGAGCAGACGTGCATGGAAATGCACGCCTACAGCCTAATGTTACAGTTACGTCTAGAATGGAGACGCTTCAGCTTCTACAGGTTCAGCTTTAAGAGCTTGTAAACTCTCTACAGCTTGACCCTTAGAGTTAGCTTCACGTATCTGAGCACCATTATCATGCTTAAGTAATTCACTTACAGCATTGACATCAGCCGTAAAGAATGTAGTTCTATAGATTGGCATGCCTTTTATAGAGCAAGCTACACCTGTATCTCCAGCATACTTAATATCCACAGCAGGGTTATTAGTATTAAATGGTTCAAGTGATTCTTTTACCACAATCTTACCAGTCATTGGGAATGATGCTTCCATTGCTTTAATGGTAGGCATTTCTCCTTGAATGATAGTACTTAATGTTAGGTCTTTAGCCCAGCCATTTACTACAGAAATTCCTTTTTGTTCTGCTACAATGTAGCCGTATAAAGGGTTCTTAGAAGTTCTTACTGTTTCTCCTGTCTTAGACAGTCTAATTGTTACTTGATTTGATTTTACCATGATATTGATATTATAGTTTTGATTAAGAATGCCGTAATACATTCTCTGAAAGATTTATAGTTGCATAATTACGTATGCATTATTTAATTGGGGAGCAGAAGGCATTGGAAAATGCCTTATATAGATAGTGTGTGCTGAGATACATATCTACTGATGTATACATTCAAATCAATGATGTACAGATATTCAGTAGATATTTACTGTGACACAGTAGCACTACACTACTCCGTGTGCAGAGATACAGATGTGTACATTTTTAATTTTTAAGTACACGTGTTTGTATTTCTACAGTATTGTATTAGTAGTACACCATATTGATAGGGGGTACCACCGCTACGTAATTTAGTTGGGGAGCAGAACAGTAATACCTCTCAAGCATGCAAAACACACAACTTTTGGGAGGGGCATGAGGACAATTTAACAGTAGGCGGGGGCATGTTCTTACTTAAAAATTTTTATAGGATTTAGAAATTTAGTATATTGTTCTTATAGAAGGATTACATACTAAATAAAATACTATGGCAAACTGGAATGATGACAATGAGGATAAGGGGGGTGGTTTAAATGAAGTACAACAAATGCAAATGGATGCAATTATACTTGAGACTGCATACAACAATGCCTGGATGTTGCTTACTGGTGAAATCACATTTGATGAATTAATGACAAGTCAATTTAGTGAGGGAAGAGAATTAGTAATGGCTTATGATCCAGACACGGGACCAAAGTTAGAAGAGTTAGAAAATATGATAGCACATTTCGTAGAAGAGGAAGACTATGAGAAGTGTGCACAGCTGAGAGATGTAATGAATAAATCATACCCTGAAACATTTGAAGCATAAGAATTATGGCAACCAAAAAGAAAAAGAGTACAGTAAATGCATCAGGTAATTATACAAAACCAGGAATGCGTAAAAGATTATTTAATTCAATCAAAGCAGGAAGTAAAGGTGGAGGTGCTGGACAATGGTCTGCACGTAAAGCTCAAATGCTAGCTAAACGTTATAAAGCTAACGGTGGCGGATACAAATCTAAAAAGTAATGAAAGATCTAACCCTAAATATTGGTAATATAATTTGGATTATAGGTATTATATTCACAATGGGTATAGCATACAGCCAGATAGCACAGTTATCGGATGATATAGAAGTTATAGAATCTAGACTGGAAAAGAAGATAAGATTGATAAATGAGTGTGAAGATAAAATTGTAGATTTAGAAAAAGATCTTATTAGACTTGAGCAGACTCAATGTAAACATAAAAAGTAATGGCAAAGACTAAACAACAAAAAAGCCTTACCAAATGGACTAAGCAGAAATGGAGAACGGCAAGCGGAAAGAAGTCTTCTGAAACTGGAGAAGTATACGCACCCTCTAAGACTATATCTAAACTCAAAAGTACTAAGGAGGGTAAAAAGAAATTAGCAGCAGCAAACGCAAAGAAAAGGGCAGCCACTAAGAAAGGTAAACAACACGCAAGCCACGGTTTGCATAAAGGTAAAAAAAGATAATGGCAAAAGATAGTAGATTAGCAAGAGCAGGTGTATCAGGTTTTAATAAGCCTAAGCGTACTCCAGGGCATCCTAAGAAGTCACATGTAGTTGTAGCTAAGGTAGGAGAGAAGGTTAAGACAATTCGTTTTGGAGAACAAGGCGCTAGTACAGCAGGTAAACCAAAAGCAGGTGAGTCAGCTAAAATGAAAGCAAAGCGTAAGTCTTTTAAAGCTAGACACGGAAAGAATATAAAAAAAGGAAAGATGTCTGCAGCGTATTGGGCAGATAAAGTTAAATGGTAGATTATGACAGCAGCACAATTAAAAGAATTAGGATTTACTAAAATGGGTCATCTTGAAGATGATGATTGGCCAGAAGGATATTATTATTATAGTATTGAGTTTGGAGATATGCTATTTCATACGGGAGGTGATGATGAAGCTGAAGAAGATGGGGGATGGTATATTCAAGATCCGTCATACACAATTAAAATATGGCAATACTCGGAAGCCAAAATGTTATTTGACGTATTAAGACGTAATACGGTTTCTAAAATAAGTATCTAAACTTTTTTTAGTTAAACTATTTTTGTTACCTTTGTTTTTATTAACTTTAAAAAACATAAGATGACAGATTTTAAAACCAATGAAAATCTTCAAGACAAAGATCCAAAAATGTCTAAAGAAGAAATGGCAGCACGTAGAGAAGAAATTACTGCATTCTACAAAGACAACATACCACATTTAGAAGTACAAGCAGATTATGAAACTCTTTTAGCTGCAATTGAAAAAGCTAGAGCAGAGCGTATGCAAGCACAAATGTATATGGCACAGCAATATGCTGCACAAAAAGGTGAGGGAGCTCCTGATCCTGAATCTCCAGAAGGAAAGGCATTTCAAGATGCAATGGCTAAAGCAATGACAAATGAAACAGCTTAAGAAAGGAGATAGAGGTTCTGACGTAAAAACTCTACAAACAAAATTAGGGCTGTCAGTTGATGGTGTGTTTGGTCCTATAACAGAAAAAGCTGTTGAGAGATTTCAATTAGACAAAGACATAATGGTTACTGGTGTAGTTGATTCAAACATGTGGGTTTTAGTACTTAACATGGAATATAGTATTGATGATTCAATAACTGAAGATACTGATGCATCATCTCAATACTTTACTACAAGATTTAATCAAATAATTCACAAACATTATTTACCTAAAGATGAATATGTAAAGGGACCAATACAAAACAGTTATATATTTTTGCATCATACAGCAGGAAATCCAAACCCATATAGGTGTATTGATCATTGGGGAAGAGATAGTAGAGGGCGTATAGCAACTGAATTTGTTTTAGGTGGCATTAATCATAGAAATGGAGATGATGAATTTGATGGTGTAATGGTACAAGCATTTCCAGAAGGTTGTCAAGCATATCATTTAGGAAAAACAGGATCAGGTTATATGAACCGTCATTCTGTAGGACTAGAGATTTGCAACATGGGATATTTAAATAGCAAAGACATGACTACATATGTTGGCTCAAAATGTATCAAGGAGCAAGTTTGTGAATTACCTGAACACTTTAAAGGTAAGTTACATTGGCATAACTATTCTGAAGCTCAAATTAAAGAAACTGAAAAGTGGATAAGATATGTTGCTGAGAGAGATGAAATAGATGTCAGGTTAGGATTGAAACAATACATCAAAAAATTTGGAGCAACAAAAGGCTTTGACTTTCAAGAGGATGCTTATTATGGAAAAGTCAAAGGATTATTAACACATACCAATGTAAGAAAAGGAAAAATGGATTGTTATCCTCATCCTGATTTTGTTGATATGATAATGAGTTTATAAAATGGCAATTGTAAATAAAGTAGATCTTAAACATCAAGTAGATATTAATGTTTCAATAAAGTATCAAATAGTTACATACTGTTTCTTTAATGATACATTAATAAGTAATTCTGATTTAAAGTTTTTAACTGAACTAGCAAAAGAAAAAGGTATTGAATTAACTAAGTTTTGTAACAAGACTGTTAATGAAGATATATTTAAAAGTGCACAATCAGCTAGAAATGCAATAACTAAAGCAGAAAAAAAAGGTCTACTTATTAAGACAGGAAATAATAAAAAGACTATTAAGTTAAATCCTGATATTAATGTACAATCTAATGGTTTAGTATTATTAGATTATAAAATATTAGGACGTGAATCCGAAAAGTCATAAAGATCTAAGGAAGGGTATTGCTGATGAAGTTGGTGTTCATCCTACTGTTGTAGATGATTTTATATCATTTTATTATGCAAAAGTTAGAAAGAAACTTTCAACTTTATCTTATCCTAGAATAAATATAGACGGGTTGGGTACATTTTATCTAAGAAAAAATAAACTTGATAAAGCAATTTTAAAAAATAAAAGTTTATTGGGGAATATTGCTAAAAGAACTTACAACGGCTTTGCACAAAGTGAAGATATACATAAGAATATAGTTGAGATGGAGTCAGCAATGAAACAGTTAGAAAAAGATATTAAAATTAAAAAAAAATTTAGAAATGAAAGGTAAGTGGAGTAAGTATCTTGATGTATTTAAAAATGCTGATAAAATTGCAGAAGGAATTAAGAATAGTATTTTTAAAAAGGAACACATTGAAGCAGTTGCTACTGATAGATTTCAAAAATGTATTGCTTGTTCTTTGTTTGATGCTGGAGGAGATAAATGTATTGCACCAGGCACACAGCCATGCTGTAGTGACTGTGGTTGTAGTTTAGCATTTAAGGTTAGGTCACTATCCTCAGAGTGCCCAAAGGGATACTGGGATGCCTATACAACAGAAGAAGAAGAAGAAATAATAACCAAACAAATTGAAAATGGAAAAATTAACTAAAGAACAAATAGTAGGAGAATTGTTAGCTGAAGAACAAATAACTGCAGAAGAAGCAGTTACTTTATTAACTGAAAAAACTAGTACAATAATAAATACTTTTTCAATTCCTGCGTTTGATTATACAACAACAACAACATAAAAACTAAATTATGGGACTGAAATTTGTAGAAGAAGGTCATGTGTATGAAAGTACAAATGATGAAAAAATAAACTGGCTAAGTGTTACTTCATTTATTGCTAAGTTTAAACCAAAGTTTGACAGAGATGGTCAAGCTAAGAAATCAGCTAAAAATAAAAGGTCTAAGTGGTATGGTATGACACCAAAGGAAATTCTGGCTGCATGGGATGGAGAGACAGCAAGAGCTATTAAGTTAGGTAACTTTTATCATGATCAAAGAGAAGCAGATATGATGGAGTTAAATACTATTGGCCGTCATGGTGTAGAAGTGCCTATTATTAAACCAATTATTGATGATAAAGGTATAAAGTTTGCACCTGTTCAAAAACTTGAAGATGGTGTATATCCTGAACACTTAGTATATTTAAAATCAATTGGTATATGTGGACAGGCGGATGTTGTTGAAGTAGTGAATGGATATATTAATATCAATGATTACAAAACAAATAAAGAAATAAAAGATAAGGGATTTACAAACTGGGAAGGTATTACCAATAAAATGTATAAGCCTGTTAATCATTTGGATGATTGTAATTTAAATCATTATAACTTACAGCTTAGTCTTTATGCGTATATTATTAAGAAGCATAACCCTAAACTTAAAATAGGTAAGTTGACTATACAACATGTAAAGTTTAAACAGGTTGGTGAAGATGCAAATGGTTATCCCATAAATGAACATGTAAATGGGGAACCCGTTTTAGAAAAAATTAAAATTTATGAATTACCATATTTAAAAGATGAAGTTAATTCAATTATTATGTGGTTAAAAGACAATCAATTATGAAAGAATATATAGCAGCAGTAGCAGTACAATCATTAAAATCTAAGGTTCCAACAGATTTTAGATTTGAGGAAACAAAAATAATGATTAACTTAGAAAGGGTATCATGGTTTAAACAATATTGGAATGTAGCTACAGAAAAGTTTAAACATACTTATACTGAAGTACTTATTCATGGTCAAGAAGTACCTATATTAATAGTAATACCATATGAAGAATTTAAACAAGATATTTCTAACTTTTTAAAACATATATAATGGTAATAAGATTATTTGACATACAGAATAGTAAAGTTGTTTTAACAGAACACTGTTATGCATTGCCATTTCTAAAGAGTATAATGGAGAAGTATCCAGACACACACATGCAAGTATATCAATACTTATTTTACATGACATGTCCTAACCCAGATTTAAATCCATTCTTTAATCTTCCAGAACATGAGAAAGAAGATATTATTATTGAAGAGATTGGCTTAGAAGAATCTCCAGAAGATGGTAAGATAAGATATGCAATAGATATGTGTAAGCAAATGTATGAAACACCTACCTATAGAGCCTATGTAGGTATTAAAGCTATGTTAGATAGATTAGCAAGGTATATGGAGGTAACCCCTATTGAACACGGTAGAGATGGTAATATGAATTCTATGATTAACGCAGCTGCTAAGTTTGAACAAATTAGACAATCATATAAAGGTGCGTTTACTGATATGCAACAAGAACAAGAAAGTTCAGTACGTGGTGGTGCTGGATTAGCTTATGATCAAATCTAAATGGATAAAAAAAAATCAGAATGGCTTTTTTGTTATTGGGATGAACCAGAATTTAATAATAAATCAACAAATAAAAAGAATGAAAAATCAAGTAGTAGTACCAGTAGGAATGAAATTACTAATAAAGGAGATAAAAGCAGAGACTAAAACTGCCTCTGGAATTATATTACCTGAGATGGCACGTAAAAAAACTTTTCAAGGTGAAGTAGTAGGACGGGGAGATGAGGTAAAAGAAATTCAAATAGGAGATGTGGTTCAATATGCTGATCATGCAATGCCAACACCAATGCAACATCATAATGAAGAACATTTATTATTGCAAGTGGGAGACGTATATGCTATCATAAGATATGAGTAGAGTTATACCTACATATGAGAAAGGTTTATGGACAACAACTGAATTTGATTCGGATATAGAATTTAGAGAATATCTTGAATCTATATTTAAGGAACCGGGTAAGTATGACTTTACAAAAATTGCTTTAGAATTTAATCAACAAGCAAGAACATTTAATAAGGATGGTTTTTATATCAATGCTCCTTTTAGATCTAAAGACTTTACAGCTTATTGGGAAGATCAAAAGAATAAATGTAGAGTTGGAGTAATATACAAAGATGAAGGGAAAGCCTGGTACCTAACTAGGGATTACTATATGTGGTTAAACTTCCTACCTATCTTTGATAAAGAAGAGAAACATTATGGTTTTGCTAAAGTAAGAGATGCACAATATCATATGGCATTGTATGAAGTAATATCAGAATTAAATAATCAGCATGTTGCTATACTAAAAAAACGTCAGATAGCATCTTCTTATTTTCATATGGGTAAAATCATAAATCAATATTGGTTTGAAGAAGGATCTATATGTAAAATTGGTGCTTCATTAAAAGATTATATTAATGATAAAGGATCTTGGAAGTTTTTAGAAGAATACAAAACATTTCTTAATGAACATACTGCATGGTATAGACCTAGTAATCCAGAAAAAGTATTATTATGGCAACAGCAAATAGAAGTCAAAGTAAACAACAGAAAAACATCAAGGGGTCTTAAATCAAAGATACAGGGTGCTTCATTTGAAAAGAATGCTACCACAGGGGTAGGGGGGCCTTGTACATATTTCTTTCATGAGGAAGCAGGAATTGCAAAAAACATGATGCAGACTTATGAGTACCTGCGTCCTGCAATGTCTTCAGGTATGATGACAACAGGTCAATTTATAGCTGCTGGTTCAGTTGGTGATTTAGAACAATGTGGTCCATTAAAAGATATGATTCTAAATCCAGGTGCAAATGATATATATGCAGTAGAGACCAACCTAATGGACGCTGATGGTACTATTGGTATGGCAGGGTTGTTTATTCCTGAACAGTGGTCTATGCCACCTTATATTGATGATTATGGTAACTCTCAAGTTGAAGAAGCTATTGAAGCTATAAATATAGAAAGAGATAGATGGAGAAATGAATTAAGCGGAGAACAATTTCAATTAAGAATATCTCAGAAACCTTTAAATATTGCTGAAGCATTTGCATATAGAAAAGAATCAGTATTTCCCCAAGGTGTATTATCTAGACAATTAAAAAGAATTGAGGAAAAAGAATATCCTTATGAGTTAATTGAACTAGATAGAGATAGTACAGGTATTGTTGCTAAGCGTACAAGTAAATTACCTATATCTTCATTTCCAGTAAATAAAAAAGAAGTTGATAAAACAGGTTCAATTGTTGTATGGGAAAGACCAGTAAAGAGCCCATCTTTTGGAGCATACTACGGTTCTATTGATCCTGTCTCAGAAGGTAAAACAACAACCTCTGATTCATTGTGTAGTATATTTATATATAAAAATGCAATTGAAGTAACAAGAACAACTGTATCAGGTGAAATAGAACAGTTTATAGAAAAAGATAAAATTGTAGCAGCATGGTGTGGGCGTTTTGATGATATAAACAAAACTCATGAAAGGTTAGAAATGATTATTGAATGGTACAATGCCTGGACAATAGTTGAAAATAATATATCATTATTTATTCAACATATGATTGCCAGAAAAAAACAAAGATACCTTGTACCTAAACAACAAATACTTTTTCTAAAAGATTTAGGATCAAACAGAACTGTATATCAAGAGTATGGTTGGAAAAATACAGGTACATTATTTAAAAGTCATTTAATATCTTATGCAATAGAATTTTTAAGAGAGGTTATTGATGAAGAGCTTGATGAAAATGGTAATGTAATGAAACAAACATTAGGTGTAGAAAGAATTCCTGATCCTATGTTACTAAAAGAAATGTTAGCTTACTATCCTGGATTAAACGTAGATAGACTTGTCACATTTGGTGCATTAATAGCATTTGTAAAAATACAACAATCAAATAGAGGTTACACAAAGAGACGTGAATCAGAAGGTAATTCTTTGGATAGTTCAGAAAAAATGAGTAAATTAAAGTATAGTGGTCCTTTTAGAAATATAGGGCGTAACAAGGCATTTGGAAGTTCTAAAAATAGAAGGTCCGGATTCAAGAATATAAAATAGAACAAAGGATATGAGAGTATTAAACGCAATGCAAATGAAGAATGGGGCTAAAGCTGAAGGCGGGCCTACATTTTCTAGCTTAACACAGCCTATCCAGTTTTTACCTTACAAAGAAAAAACGGATGATTGGGCTGCATGGAATTTAGATTGGCTAGAACTTCAAGGTATTGAGTTCTTACGTGTTAACTCTAGAAGACTACTTAAAAATTATAAACTTGCTAAAGGGATTATTGACAAGACTGATTACATTGTTGAACCAGACAATGAATATAAAGATCTTATGGATACCCTTACAGCAGAAAATGATTCTGCACTAGAGCTAAAGTTTTATCCAATTGTACCAAATGTAATTAATGTATTAACTGGTGAATTTGCAAAGAGATATTCTAAAGTTCAATTTAGAGCTGTAGATGATGCATCATATAATGAAATGCTTGATGCTAAAAAAGTTCAGATAGAAGAAGCATTGTTATCTGAAGCAGAAGCTAATCTAGTAAGTAAGATGGTTGAGATGGGTATGGACCCTAGCTCAGAAGAAGCACAAAAACAATTGTCACCAGAAGGTTTAAAATCATTACCAGAAATAGAAGATTTTTTTAGTAAGTCTTATAGAAGTATGGTGGAAGAATGGGCATCCCATCAACTTGCAGTAGATGAAGAAAGATTCAAAATGCAAGAACTTGAGGAAAGAGGATTTCAAGATATGCTTATTGCAGATAGAGAATTTTGGCATTTTAGAATGTTAGAAGATGACTATGACGTAGAGTTATGGAATCCAGTATTAACTTTCTATCAAAAATCACCAGACCAAAGATATATAGCAGATTCTAACTATGCAGGTAAAGTAGATTTAATGACTGTATCAGATGTAGTAGATAGATATGGATATCTGATGGATGAAAAACAATTAAAATCTTTACAAAGAGTATATCCTGCTAGATCTGCACAGTATCAAGTAAGTGGATATCAAAATGATGGTGCATACTATGACGCAACAAGATCACATGAATGGAATACTAATGCACCAGGATTAGCATACAGACAGTTTACATCTAATTATTGGAATGACCCGGCAGCAGGTGGAGATATACTTAGTGAGATCTTAAATGAAAATGAAGATGTTTCAATGTGGGGTGAAGGTAACTTGATGAGGGTTGCTACAATATATTGGAAAACACAAAGAAGAATAGGTCATCTTACAAAAATAGAAGATGATGGAGAAGTAACACAAGAGATTATAGATGAGACTTTTAAGAAAACAAAAAAGGCCATATATGACACTTCTATATTTAAACAAAAAACAAAAGAAACATTACTAGAGGGTGAACATATAGACTGGATATGGATTAATGAAGTTTGGGGTGGTGTAAAAATTGGACCAAACTTACCTGCTATGTGGCAGTCTAGTATGGGTGATAATGTAAATCCAATATACTTAGGTATTAATAGAACTAAACCAGGTAGACTACCTTTTCAATTTAAAGGAGATAATTCATTATATGGCTGTAAACTGCCTGTTGAGGGTAGAGTATTTTCAGATAGAAATACTAGATCAACATCTTTAGTAGATTTAATGAAGGCATATCAAGTTGGATATAATATGGTTAACAACCAAATTGCTGACATTCTAATAGATGAATTAGGAACAGTAATAATGTTTGATCAGAATGCTTTACCACGTCACTCAATGGGAGAAGACTGGGGTAAGAATAATTATGCTAAAGCATATGTAGCAATGAAAGATTTTCAGATGCTACCTCTTGATACATCTATTACTAATACTGAGAATGCAACTAACTTTAATCACTATCAAACTCTAAACATGGAGCAGACTAGTAGATTAATGTCTAGAATTCAACTTGCAAATTATTTTAAACAACAATGTTTTGATGC